ACTGGCGGAATCCTGTTGCAGCCCAGGCGCCATCAAACATCGGCGCATTCATGAACAATTCTGGTGTTGCCGGACGATCCCAATCGCGCAGCATGATTCCTTGTTCTGCGTACCAGTCACGCGCCAAAGTCCAGCAGTCGTTAACGGCCCAAGTCCATTGCCTGCCAATCAAGGGAGCCTTGTAGCCGCAAGGGCAGTATTCCCCCCAGGTTTCAATTCGTGGGTTGACGATGTACCAAGGGAGGCCGTGTTTTTCTGCTGAAACTCGATCGGCTTCGCTGGGAACTGGTGCGGTGTGCGGATGGCTGTGAACAATGCCGATAATTTCACCAGCATCTGATGCAGCAGCGTAATCCTCAGGATTCAGCACGAACATGCTTTCCATGTTGTGCGCCATATTGCGGCATGGCCAATACCGCTCACGGCCTTTGACGACAACGACTAAACCAACCGACTCCCAAGGATCGCGGTCCTTAGCGTCTTGTAAAGCAGCGTCGCGCCAAGTCATGCGAAGAAAGTGCCAATACCGGGATAGCCGCCAAATGGCAGCTCGTTATTCTCACCAAATCTAGCTTCGCAGCTACTCTGCTTCTTGCCGCAAACATCCTCAGATGTATTCACAACAGGGTTGTCATTGGCGTCAAAATAGTTGGTGCCTGTGTAACCGCATTCAGCAGATCGATACACCCATTGGCAACGACTGATGCACTGACGCTTGGGTGCGCGAACACCTGCAAGGTCAAAAGCACTGGCTAGCTCAAATTCGACTAAGTTTCGATTTTCGGTTGATTTTCGGTCAACGTAATAAACCTCTAACGGGAACAAAGCAGTTGAATCGGGCGTGCCGTAAGGATTCCCCGTTTGTGAAACACCGATTAAAGCATCACCATTTTGCGCCGTTAATATGTCGCCACTTTGCGTCGCTAATGGCGATAAGGCAGTAAGGAAATTTGCGTCATCGATGTAACGCGCCAACGTACGAAGCCTCGTAACTTTTGCGCCTTCCAATCCGTTCGGCAGTGTCGCCAGCAGTGCCGTAATCGTGCTGAGGATGTTGCTAACCCTTAGCGTTGGCCTTGGCAAACTACCTTGACCAGAATATGCAAAGCCATCAGCTTCAATCGGCAGCGCTATATAAGTTGTGCCGCCAAACACTAAATTGTTGCCAGAGTTTTGTCTGGTGCCGTTGTGGAAATAGTAAGTCTGGTTTACACCGTGCTGGTTGGCGTTTAGTTCGAGCTGAAATAGCTCAACGATCGCAGTCGGATTGATTCCCTGCAGCTCACCAGTTATCGCCGCACTGGATTCAGTGTCGGTATAACCGACATCCCAGTAACCGGAGACAACGTAAGCCATGTTCAGCTAACTACAGCTTTGATAATGGCAAAGCCGATTACGATTGCTTCGGACAATGATCCGCTAGTAATGTTGCGGACATTGATGCTTGCGGAACCCGATCCAGCCTGAGCGTTCAGTAGATACGACCCAGCGCTGCCTCCGCTGACATGGTTGAGGATAATAATGTCGGTAGCAACGATCTCGGTGTTGGTCAGCGTGAAAGTCACGGTTGTGTTGGCAGCAAGCGCTTCTGGGTCCATCTCGATTTGACCGCACTTTTTACTGAGCGTGACGCCCGTGCTTTTGCTGGTGGCTTGCGTTTCTGTGCCGCCTTCGCCCGCTACGTAGCCAGCTTTATCTGTATTGAGGTTGGTGAAGTTGGCGTCAACTTCGGTGTGAGTGAGTGGTGAGCCTTTGCCAGCCCTAGTGACAATAGTGCTCATGGCTCAAATACTTGGCGGAAGTCCGCTTTTATCTTACTGCGCTCAAAAGAGTAGATTTCTCGTGACCACTCATCGCATACCCACTTATATGCTGTTGTCGTTCCAGGGGGTGTCCAATCGAAGGAGGCTGCATCGACTGCCCTGGCGTCTAGGAATGTCTCGACAATATCAGCGTCGGTGTCCTTCAAGTCAAAGGTAAGTGACCATACCTTTGGGTTTTGGTTCAGGCCGAAAGAAACGCGGTTCTCGTAACCATCCCCAAATTGCACCTTGCGGGTGTTGGGACGACTCTGTTTTGTAGCAGAGTAGATGGGGTCGTAGGAAGGGAAGGTAGCCATCAGTTCGCCAAGAGTCCTCCGGGTCGTTTCTGCTTGATAATCTCAGCCTGGACAGCCGCCGCGAGGGCATTACCCACTTGGTTGGCGCGGGCACCGTTACCTCGGGTATCGGTCTGTGTCTCAGTGACGTTTACAACCACATTAACGTCACCGCCAAGGGCGTTGTTCGGAACAATGGTCCCTGAATTACTTGGAACGAACAGTTCCGGGCCGCGCTCGCCAACCATGTAGGGCGTACCAGTGGAGACCGGGCCGCCGTTTGCGCGGGCAGACATTGCTTCCATACCTCCGCCAAAACCCAATCGAGGTGCAAACTTGAAGAAGTCTGCGTTGAAGTCCACGCCCTTTACATAGGACGCGGGGCTCTGCCCGGTTGCAAAGGCGCGTGCAATTCCTAGAGCGATGTATTGAGCAATCATTGTTGCTGCTGTTTTAAGCAGCATGTCGGCTATGTTCCGCAAAAAGTCAGCAAAAACTTGCTCTGCAGTCTTAGTACCCGCCACCATGTCGCGGATACCAAAAGTAACCAACTCGCTAGTAAGCTGTGCGACTTCACCGACCTGCTTGTACTTGTCTAAGAATTTCTGGAGGACTTCATCTTGACGCCCCAGTACGTCGAGACCGAAACCGGCTTCAAACGATGGTACGTTCTTTTGATCCCTAGAGAAGAAACCGCCTTTTCCAAGGATAGAACCGTCTAGTCCGGCTGCCTTTAACGACGCACCAGCCCTTGCTTCGGTCAGCGCTAGCAACTCTTTTTCTTGGAGTAATTCGTTTGCTTTGTCCTGCTGTTGCTTATTTAGTAATTCGCCAATGCGTATCTGAACTGTTTCTGTTTCGTTTTTAATTTGAAGTAGCTCCTTATCCAAAGGAGTGCTGGCTCTCTTAATAGCTATCTCTTGATTTAGTCTACGAATAAGTGATTCACCTGCCTTTTCAGACCGTTCTAAGCGTTGTCTGTCTCTTTCAGCAAGACGAGCGGCCTGTTTTGCTGCCCTATTACCTGCTTTAAGGGCTCGCTCACTTGCCTGTTCTGCTTTTTTATTGGCTCTATCTTGCTGCTGGTTTCTGGAGGCTTCAAGCTCTTTTAGCGCAGTGGATGTTGTAATTTGAATAGCCTTTCTTTTGTTGGCGGTGAATTGACCAGTTGCAATAAGATTTTGTATGTCCTGCAACGCTTTATTTTCGATAAGAGTTTTTCGGGCTTTAAAGACCTGCTCATCGAGTAGATCACCGTATCTACCTGCTATGTCATTTCTTTGCTGCAGAATACCCAAGCTTATAGTTTCTGCTTTGTCGCTAGCTTGTCTTCTCTGTTCGATCTGCTTTTGCTCAGGGCTCAATTCCGGCCTGTCTTTAGGTAGTGCTCTACTGCCAAGCTCATTCAAAAGTCTAATTGAGCCTAATCCCGTTGCACTAAATAAAGCAGCCATAGGGTTGCTTACAGCAAAACCAATAGCTTGTGACCTAGCTGTATCCCTTAAAGCTTGTTTAAATTGAGGGCTGTTAGTAATAGCTACGATGCCGTTAATTACTTTCAAAAGGCCCGTTAATGCGGGCACTAAAGCCATTGTTATTTCTGTTGAGACTTCTTCAAAGGATTCTTGTAGTTTGTCGGACTCATCCTTGTATGCCATGAGTTGTGCGACCGCATCGGGGCCCAAAGTATCGTTTATTTCCCGTAGAATTAAACTCTGTGCATCATACGCATTACCCGCGTCAACAAGAGTTTTTATCTGCAAGCGTGTGCTTTCATCAACTTTTACGCCTGCCTGCTGAAGTGCTTCAAGAGCTGCGGTTGGGTCTCCAAGTGAGCTTGCAAGTTTTGATATGTTACTGATTGTTGTATCAACAGCAGTACCAAGTGCCGTACCAACCAGCGCGAGGCCGAAGCCGAATTGGCCGCCCACCAAACCGCCAGCCGCACCACCTGCGCCGCCGCCGACTGCAGCGCCTATACCTTGGCCGAATAGAAGTGGAAACGCTCCACCGATGATGCCGCTGCCGAGGGCTTCCTTTCTGCGACGCGCACGGGCTTGTCTAAACGCGGGGCTACCAGGTATGTTTTCCGCT